CCCTATCCATCGCCATGTCGAATAGGGTTCTTTTATTTTAACTTATCTTTCTTCTTTGTAAGCCTCTTTACTATCTGTTTTACTAATGGTTTTACTGCGTTAAGAAGAAGTGGACTACTGGCAGCGACCAAGCCAATAACAGCAGTAGATACAATAGTAGAAATTTCTGGAATGTATTGATCTTTAAACGGAACACTTTCATAGAGAGTTATACATTCAATCTCATCATCTCCTCTTTTATGGCCAATAACACGTTCTAATCGTTTTTCGTTACGAAAGTCTCCAATCCTCTGATCGTTTTTACTTGGACATTCTGGTATAACTATTTCTTCTTTTTTGTTTTCTGGTACTTTTGTTTCTGGTAAGTCAGTTTCTGGCATTGTAGGTGCATCGTTAGATATCGGTAAATCCTCTGTAATTACTAATTGATCTGGCCTATAATCTATGGGGTAAAAACTTGGAAAAATAGAATCACAATCAGTAAATACCCCATTAGGGTCATCTAACAAGAGTTGTGTGTTACCTGTATTTTTAATATCTCTGTGCTGATATGTACAGCCAGCGGTATTTATTTCTAAATTTTTAAATTTAGGCAAAATTAAATTTGGGTTGTATATTTCAGGAATATAGACTTCTGGAATATTTATTTGTCTGATACCGATTTCTGGTATCTCCATTATTTTTTAGGTTGGATATATTGTGGGATTGTACCGCCTGTCATATCTGGTAAAGCATTATCTAATACTTTAGGCATCATTCCTTGAACACCACTAAGAACTTTATTCATCATCTTTGTTTGAAACTGTTCTGATGTTACATATTTATATCCAAAGTACGCTCCACCACTCATGGAGGCTACCATTATGAATGAGACAATACTCAAAACATTAGCAATTTTTTGAAACATGAAAGAAGCCTTTTCTAAAGCATTAATACCTGTAACTATTATAACTTTCTGTGGAATCTGTGCATTAGCACCACTTTATGTAGGATTGTCTGTCTTATCTACCAAGGTACACCAGAAGTTACAGTAGGACTTTTAGATTCTGTTATCTGTGCAGCAATACTTGTTTCAATAGCTGTTACTTCATCAGAACCTAGTGCAGCTTTAGCCCATGCAATCGCATTAGCTTTTGTAATGTCTGCATAAGCAGTGAACGATCCAGAATCAGCTTCAGCAAGTCCTACAGAGCCATATGCAGAACCGCTATGCACTACAGCAGAATCGCCACTGCCTATAGTTTCAGAATCACTCGCAGTCCAATGTACAGTAGTAACTACATCAGATAAAGAACCTACAGTTTTTGTTGCATTTAAAGCAGCAATATCCCAAGTAACAGCCATGATAATAAATGTTTAGTTTTATTTTACTTTGATTCTACAGGTTGTACAACATCACTAAGTTTTTCTAGCTGTTTTAAAGCACCCTGATCTTCCATTATTGGCTGCATAAGTTGGTTTTTTTCTGCAACTTTTTCCTGTATTTCTCTTTCAAGCATTTGTGCTTTTGCAATATTTAAATCAAGACGAGTTTTTGTTTCGTCGTAAAGCTCTTGAGGTGTTGCCATAAAATTATATGAGGTTATCCAATATTACTAGGCTGCTTCTAACGCTGCAACTTTGGTTTCCAACACCTCTATTTTTGCTATTGCTTCCTGTAATGCAGCAGTTAACAAGGGAACAAGTTTACTTTGATCTATTCCCTGATAAACAGGATTATTGTCAGAATCAACTTCATCTTTAGTTCCTGTAATAGCCTCTGGTACTGCTGTCACTTCGTGAGCAATAAATCCATCTACCGTTGTTTCTGCATCAGCAATAAAATTAAATCTTTTTGGTTTTAGTGTTTTTAACCTTGTAATACCATCTGATATAGCTGTAACATTTTCTTTTAATCTATAATCAGAACTTGTATTGAAAGATGTGGCTGTGCTAGTAGCAGTAATACCACCAACAATTACACCTCCATCATTGTAAACAAGAAGATAATTTCTTGATGTTGAGTTGGTATTAGAACTATGTTTTAATTGCACTAAACATTCTGAAGTTCCACTTGCTGATCCACCAATACTTAACGTGCCTGCTGCTGCCCTTCCAGCATCAATAACAGCAGTTCTACCAAATAAAATATGACCAGACGAATCTATACGCATATGTTCTGAGCCATTAGTATGTAATGCTATCGAACTATTTTCTTGATTTTGTATTCTTAAAACAGAACTAGCTCCTGTAAACCCTATCCTTGATCCATCTCCTGATCCTGTACCTGTACTATCATTTTGTATATAGAAATATGTATCAGTAGTATCTTTAATAGATAAAATTCCATCAGGACTTGTTGTACCTATACCTACGTTTCCAGACGAGTTTATACGCATACGTTCTGTTGAAGTAGCAGCTCCATCAGCCGTGGTGCTAAAGACTAAACGACCCGGCATATCATTACTTCCGGGGGTTCCATCAACTTGAGCAGTTATCGTTGCTCCTGTTGAATCTACATCTGTCCCGTCTGCTCCAGTAAATAGAATCTGACCTAAACTATCTCCATTTTGAACTGTTGTGCTACCTGTAACGTTTGCAGATCTTGTTTTTCCAAAACATAAGAAAGGCGCAGAGGCAGCATTGTTAGTTTGAATTATTGAGAGGGCTGCATCATTGCCAGTGTTAATTATTTGTAACTGACCTGTTTTTGTTCCTACATTTCGTGATGAACTATGACCCACTAATAACCTTCCAGACGAATCTATACGGAGGCGTTCTGTAACTACTCCTGACAAAGCAGGTTTAAATACTAATGCACAAGAAATATTTGATCCGCTATTAACATCTGCTTCAAATTCAATATCACCAATATTTTGCATTACACCATTATTCCTTTCTCCTCTAAATCTGATACCAGTTCCAAAACCTGTTGTAGTAGTGCCTGATGATAGATGCTCTAAGATCAGCATGTGTTCTACACTATTAGTTTTTGCTGTAGTAATTGTTTCGTGTAAAGTTGCTTCAGGACTTGATGTACCTATACCAATCCGATTATTACCCGCATCAACATAAAATAAATTTGCTTCTGTATCGCCTTCAATCCTAAAATCTACATCTGCTCCATCTTCATTGAATATTGTTGTAGCTCCTAGCTCCATTCTTTCAACACCACCAGTTGCCACATTAAAAGTATCAGCAGCAGAACTAAAAATACCTGTATTTAAATCATCTCTAAATGCTAGTGCTGGTGTGCTTGCAGAGCCATCTTCAAGGGTTAAAGTTCCATCTAACTGCAAAAGTTCTACCCAATCATCATTAGCGCTGTTCCTTATTTTTAAAATCCCTGTTGTAGTATCAGCCCACCACATATAAGCTGCTGTGGTAGTAGGTGCAGATGAACTGCTGTTATTAGTTAATATCGCTTGTAATACACTATTGATATCAGCCCTGACGTTAGCTCCAGTGGAGTTATCTATTACATAATCGTGAGTAGCCATTACCTAATCCAATTTTTTATCTAAGTATATCTTAATTCAATACTAACTACCACGCCCAAAACCAGTTGCAGTATAACTAAATGTTTTATCCTGTACAGCGTTACCAGCATTTAAAAATTTAATATTAAAACCACTTCCACTAATACTTGTCAGTTCAAATCTTTCATTTGCTGATAAATCATTTGCTGTAATACCAATACTAGGCAACTGTGTACCTGCCCCAACACTTGTTCCAGCTTGACCTGTAAAGAATGTCTGATCAAAGGTAATATCAAGTCCTGATGCTGATGTGCCAGAAGAAATATTTGACCTTTGTTCTGTTCTTCTATCAAGTTCTGCTGTATATCCTAGCTGATCTATTTCAATACTTTGTGCTGGGTCATCACTATCCATTTCACATCTAAATTTGAAACCACGTCCAACATAAGTACCATTTACAAAAGGATTAAATCTTGAAAAGTTTGCTCCATATGTACAAGCGGTTCCACTTGATATTGTCGCACTTGTAGCAGAAGTAACTGTAAATGTACTTGTACTTGGAACAGAAATAATCTCATAATTACCATCAGTGGCAGAACCAGCAGTAAAATCTATTACAACAAAATCGCCAACAGAATATCCATGCGAACTTTTTGTAATAGTAATAGTTGTCCCGCTTTGCCCATAAGTTGCTGAAGTAGATAAGTCAGGATCAAGGTCAGTTGTTGCAACTAACAATGATGCCCCAACATCAAAGGCAGTGGCACCGTCAAAATCAGTCCATGTATCAATATTTGCTGATCTTTTATCTATTAAATCATTTGGATAAAAACCTTGTGTAACCATATGTCTGCGAAGTCTTAAAGGTTGTTTACCACCTAAATCTAAAGTATTTGCAAATTCATATGAACCACCAGTTATATCAACAGCACCGATAAAATCAAAATCAGCAATGGCATCAAAATCTGCTTCATCATCAAGAGTGACTAGAGAACCAAGAACAAGACCATTTACATCATCACTGAAGAAACAATCAACTTTTGTACCTGCAAAAGGTGGACTGTCTAAATCTTCTCTGTCTGTTAAAACTGTTAATTTAGGTAATGGGTCAGGGCTGTTTACTATTACTGAAGCTTCGCCTTCACTTAATCTGCCACCATCATCTCTAAGTTTTAAAATATATTCGCCATTTACAATATTAGGAACAATAGACTCACTGACATTACCAGCCAAAGCAGGAATAACATCAACAGAGTTAGTAAAAGTTGCTGTACCATCTGCAATATTAGATGCTCTTACAACTACGTTGCCTCCATGTACTACATCAACATCTGTAGCTTTATCAAATCTAAGTCTTACAAATTGATCTGATATTGGCTCTATTCTTAAATTTGTGACATCTTGCGGTCTTGCTGTTTTTCCTATAGCTTCAAAAGTAAGATCATTTGATGTAGCAGAAAGTTGACCCTGCACGTTATAACTAAATACTTGTATTTCATATGTTCCAAGCTGACTATTTTTTATTTCGAAATCAGGTCTTGAAACCTTTTCAGAAACAAAGTTGCCATTTTCAAAACGATAATTTACTTGATATTCAATTACTCCTACAATCGGCTGCCAGCTTATAAATATTTTAGAAACTGCCTGATTATTGATTGGAACAATAGTTTCTACTGCACTAAGGTTTGATGGTGGTGGTTTGAGTTCATTTAAGACAGATACATTCCTAGTAGGTAAAGATGTACCATCTTCGATAAAAGCATATTTACCCTCAACATACGAAAGTGCAGTAATGGCATAGTTAACACCATCTTGCTCTTCAACAGTAATTACTCTAAATTTTTGTGCTTGAACTGTGGTATTTTGCAATAGCCATATTGTGTTTACATTTGGTGTTTGAGAAAAAGCAGAGCTTACAGTGACTACACCATCAGCAGAAATACTTGATACGTCTCTAGTTTCTACAGTCCCATCTGGTAAAACTACACTAAATGTTGGACTGTTATCAGTTGGTAGATCTGTATTATTTACATCATCAACAGTCATAACTGTAGTTGATGCAACGGCTTTTAATCTTCCACCTCTTCTTACACCAGCCCTAACAGGATCATTTATTTCTATGATTGCTGCTGGCCTTACAACTGCCCCAGCATCTATTGATGTAGTAAAACTTACTAGCTCAGATTCATTTTGTTCAGCAAAAAGTATTGCCCTGCCTAATCTGGCCGCCTGACCTCTTGAAGTACAACCAAAACCTTTTACCTGTTTAGTAATTATTCCAAATTTACTTTGTGCTGTAGTATCTTCGACAACCTCAAAATCAACTTCTTGACTATCCATATTAAAATATGAAACAGCAACAGCAGTATGTCTTTGTTTTAAACTGCTACCAGAATAAGAAAAACCATCAGAGGATATATTGCTTAAATTAAATAAATAACTTGCATCTTTTGGAGAATCTTGTGCAATAGTAATTGTTCCAGCAGACCAGATCGGCATACAACGCATGACCCCTGCAAGCTCATTTATAAGATCAAAAGCTTCACTAGACGTTTGAATATTTACATTGCATGAAAATCTAGCCTCTTGCCCTCCCAAGCCATCATCAACAAGAGTATTAGCAAACTTGCTGGCAGTAACAAAAGAAAATAAATCAAGATTGCTGTCTGTAACATGATCACCAAATCCATATCTGGTGTTAGTTAAAAGGTCTAGCAAAATCATTGCAGGGCATGAAGTCCATACCGCAGCACCCATAACACCATTAAATATATAGCCATCAGGGTAAACTATGCGACCAGTTGCACTGTCAACGCTTGGTGTACCAGAACTGCTTGCCCCTGCTGCTGGTATTCTTACTTTTATTCCTCTTATCCTATATTTTCTGGAGGGGATAGAACTAAACTGCTGAGAATCAAGTCTAATAGCGTTATATGCTGAGTTTGCATAAGTCGAAGCATCATCTATGATCTCTGAAAAACTTGTCCATTGAAAAGCATCAATCAAACTTGAATCTGTGCTATCTGCGGTTATTCTTGTGACTCTTATATCTACAGGAAAAGCACCTGTTACTTGAACAGAAAAATCTTTTTGGTAAGCATCAGCAGTTCTTCCAGTAACAGTATCAGTATGAACATCAGTAAAACCACCAGAATTATATTGAACAGAGATTTTAAATTGAACCGAAGAACCTAATAAGTCACCTTCAGTTGTTGCCTTTTGTATTTGAGGAAATGTTATTGATACTTTTATACGGTCAACAGAAGTGTTTGTAATCTGCCTTGTTACTGGACTTGCTGCTGTAACTGTCACCCCAACAGGAATTGTTGATTGACTACTTTCTATACCAGCAATTTTTGTTTGATTTGCTGTGCCAAATCTTGAATTAAAAGTTACATCTTGAAAATTGAAGTCAGTTGTTGCTGGATTTGATGAGTTTGCTGTTGCTTTTAAAATTGGTGTGTCATTTAGAAAAACATCTTTTAAGTACGCATTTTTATAAGCAGTAGAACTTTTGTCTGTAATGCCTTCTTTAGAGGCAGAGGCACTTCCTTCTATTTCTCCCTCAGATACTAAATCCAAAAACGTAGCAAACTGCTTGCTGTGCAGTGTATCTGGTGTTCTTGTCGGCTGCGGAGGAGGCGGAGGACTACCACCACCACCACCAGAACCACGAATAATTTTACGTTTATCTGTCATACTTGAACTTGCTCCGTATCAATGCCTCCAGAAATTACCACTGAGCCAGTCACAATTTCTCCATAAACTATTGGTACAGGTGTACCAGCCCTTGATGTTTGTTGTGTTCCACTAAAACTAAATGATAGTTTTGGGTCTTGTTCACTAGAAAATTCTGGCAGTTTTGGAACAGGAAACAACATATCACTAACACCACTAAGCACTAAAGCAGCACCTATACCAAATGCAGCTTTTGCACCCAAGCCAGCTTTTGCGAAACCAAAAAAGCCTGTACCTCCAAGTTTTAAAGGAGATGTAAAAAACCCACCAACACCAAAACTCATTGCAATTAAAGCGCCGCCTAAAAGTATTTTCCCTAAATTACCACCAGCACCAGATACAACTGGTACAAACTTGATATCAGATTGACCCACTGGATAATGTAATTCATCAATGCCCACATCTTCTTTATCTAACAACACCTGATAATATCTAGCTGCCATGTGACTTTCTAGCTGTGGAAAATTATTAACAAGAAAACTAACAGCTTGTGCTGTTGTATTTACAGCAACATCAAATTCTTTATGGCCAATTATCTCGGCTAGTTCGCCATACAGTTTAAGTTTACGGAGCATAACGTAACCTCTTACCAGTACATTTTAACAACCATTCATTGTATGGTTCTTTACAGCTTATTCTATCTGCTAAATGATGTAAAACATCACCATCTATAAAAATCGCCACATGGTTTAGTCCTGTTGCCATTATTGACATAAATAAAAGATCACCATTTTGTAATTTTTCTTCTGGTTTTAATTGTCTAAAACCAGTAGCCTCTGAACATTTTTCAAACATAGGATTTTCAATAAATTCCTCTGGGGTTGTTGGTCTGTCCCAGTCTCTAAGTGTTATTCCTAATTTTTCTTTATACCAGTCTCTAACTAAGCTCCAACAGTCTGTAATTCCCCAGACCCAGTGTCTACCAATTAAAGGTGGTTTATATCCAGATGGTTTATAAAAGCCCCATTGTTCTGTCTTAGGGTTAACTATATGCCATATAATCCCACTTTCCTCACAGCTAATCATGTCTGCTTGACTCGCGACTGGTGGGGTAACTGGGTGGCTATGTATCACAGCTAAAACTTTGCCAGTATCTTCTGCTTTTGCATAATCATTTGGGTCAATTATAAAACATTGCTGAGAGTAACTTGATAAATTTTTACATGGATAGTATTTCTCTTTACCTTTTACTTCAATCACCAAACCGCATGATTCTTTAGGGTCTTGATCTTTCGCATGAACCAAGGCATCTTGCTTCCAAGTCATATTCTTATACGACCAATACTAGGAAAATCTTTTCTAGTACACTGACGTTTTGGTGCACGAACTCCAGCTAAGTCTATAGGGGCAGCTAATTCAAAGCTCACAGCATCTCTTGTTTCAGATGCTTTTCTATCTATTGAATAAATTTCTTGAGCAAACTC